CACCGAAGCGCTCGCCAGCATTGCCATCGGCAAAGTGCGATGCGATAGCTCTGCCGTGATCCCATCGAGGCGCGTTCGGCTGTCCGAATTGCTTGAGCAGCGTAGACTTGCCAGAGCCTGAAGCGCCTACAATTACGCCCAAGCTGAAGTCATGCGGAATGCCGTCTGGCATTGCGAGCGAAAGAAACTTAGTCGTTCCGTCCCAGCTGTAGTCAAACGGGCGAATTGCCTCCTTTGTGATCGCATCGACTTCGAGCGTCGAAGTAAGCTCTACCCCGTCAGGAATGGGCATCCATGTATCTTCCTGAATTGCCCCTAGCTCAAGATTTTGCTGCGTCATTGTCATCGTCCTCCCTCTTCTCTCTTTCCCATTCGAAGCATGGCTTTACTTCGCCAGCATCGATTTTGTCTTTCAGCGACCCGCAGACGATGCAATCGCCATCGTTCACAAATTCGCCGCTGCTCATGCTGTAGCTCTCGCAATAATTGCAACAAGAATAAACAGAGCGAGAATTATTATCTGCGACTCTGATCGTCTTCGAGCTGCAATCTGTTCAAGCTCTAGCTGCGTTCTGTTGCGCAGCGTGTAGCTCACAACGCGCTCCGTCATGACATGCTACCAGCTGCGAGTAGCAGCACCATCGCTGCAACGAATAGAAGCACCGTCGCTGTTTCTGCAATGAGTGTCCTCATGATCGCTTTCCTTTCTTCGTCTTTGGCTGATCGCTAAACTCTCGCTCGATTTTCTTTGCAAGAGCTGCAGCGAAGATCGCTGCGACATCTGGATCCTTTGCAAGAATCTCAATCGTGCTGGTTGCTTTTCTCTTACTCATTCTGCAATCCCCTTTGCCACTATGCGTAGCGCTTGAATTGTTGCGTTAAATCCTCCGAGCTGCTCCAGGTCTGCATCTGCAATCTCGATCGCTAGAAGCAGCTCCTTGGCATCGCTCGCTCTTGACGCTCGATCCGTTAGATCGATCGCAATGTCCACCAGGTCTTCCGAATCGTCTTTCTCGGACTGAATGATCATCGCATCGCAGATGCTGATAATCAAAGTCTGCGCTGTGTGTAGCGTCATCATGCCTCCTGTGTTGCGTAAGTGTGATGAAGAAGCGCGCCGCCTCCGGCAATGTCGCGCTTCGTAATCTTCCAGATAGCTGAGCCAGATACGGCAAGAAGCCTATTCGTTGAAGTCTGCTCGACTTCTACGACAGACCCTCGATGAATCGGCAGCATGTGCTTTTCGCTAGTTTCAAGCGTTCGAATTGCTACATACTTTCCAAGCTTCGTGTTCTGCGTCATTATGCGTTCTCCTTTACTGCATTCAATACTTCGCGAAGATGCTCCGAATATTTCGTGTGCATGTCGAGCTTCGAATAACGCATGAAGAGCGCTCCGCAGTCGCAGCCCATCACCCATTCGCCCGTCTGCTTGAGCTGTGGGCGTGAAGACTTATGCTTCTTCAATGCTCGAAATTGTGTGCCTGTCATTATGCCTTCACCCCCCACTTCTCCTTCAAAAGCTCGCAGTTGTAGCATTCGCAAGCGCTTTTTTCCGCTGCAGCTTTTGCTTCTCCAATGATCTTGTACGGCTGCTGGCGTCCAAGAGCTGCAACCGTCTGCGTGTTCCACATCATTTCCTGCGAAGCTCGCAGAATCTGATTCATAAGCTCGCTCTGCTTGTCCATAATCTCGCTAATCTGATCAACTAGCTTCTTTGCTTCTTCTGCATTCATGATTAGTCCTCTCTCTTTCTTCTTAATTACTTTTCGTTGTTGATGATGCGGAACGCGAAGTCTACACATGCGACAGCTGAACACTTGCAGCATTCATAATGCATGTTTTCGCATTCTGCATCAACGACTTCGAATCCGCTGTCCATTACTTCGTTTCCGCAGCTGCAAGCGAGAAATTCGCTAGTAGCTGTTGCGAAGCTAATCTGTCCCTTCTTCGTTGCGTTCATGTTCTGTCCTCCTGTCCTCTGAAGCTCGAATGAGCTTCTGAATAGAAGTCTAAGAGCATGGGCTGAGCGTGTCAAGCGTTTTTCACGCTCTTTTCACGAAGGAAATGATTAAGATTTCTTAACAATTGACAGAACAGATGTTCTATCTGCGCTTATTGCGAGTTGTTGCAATAAGCCTTAGCGCGAGCTGTCGAAGCGATGCGCTCGATAGCAGCGCAAGAGCGCTGCGTGAAGATGCTTTCTCGCAAGCTCTGGCGCGCCCATCAATGGAAATTCTTGCGCATATGCAGACGCGAGCTGCGCAATGTCGTATTGACACGCCGCGAATGTGCGCAGAAAAGATCCGTAATTCGGCAATCGTGCATCAACTCTTGATCGCCCTGCCACCTCAATCGCACGCCGCATTGGATATGCGTACCACACATCGCGAATAACTTTCTTGCCCTCGCTGTATTCTTCAAAGTTAATCGCTTCAGGCGCTGTTAGCCATGCCGTGAATTCTGCGCTCCAGTCTTCAAGCCCATTAAGAGCGAGCCGAGAGCGGGTGTGAATACGCGATGGAATAGGATCCTGGTTGTTTATGTACCAGTTGCGCAACTCTTCAAATGTCATGGCAATACTTCAATGCTGACGCGCATTACGCCAATGCTTAGCGGCACGCCCAAAGCGTCCCACACAGCTGGCGCTAAGTCAATGAGCCGATCATTGCGCGCGTCTTTATCGCCGCCAAGACATTCGCAATAGTCCACAACATCAACAACCACGCTGCGCTGCGTCTTTTGCGCCGTGATGATCACGCGATAGCTGCCGCGCCACTCATGCTTGACAATTGCGCGCAGCGCTGGTCCTGCTGCGCCATAAAATTCAATTCCTTGCCTCGTATACCATGCCGATTGGCCGTTGCGCTCTGCGTCATAGTGTGTAGCTTTGCCTTTTAGTAGCAGAGGCGTTGGCGATGCGCTCTCAATTTCGGGCGCTTGAAATACAGGCGCTTGAAATACAGACGCTTGAGAGTCGAGGCGGTGCATATGCTTCGGCTGGCAGCCGATACTAATTGCAAGCGCGAAGATTGCAGCCGATATGAGCTTCACGACTTCCCAAACCATTCGATAAAATCGTCGAGATCAATAATCGCGAGCGCGCGCCTGCGCGTTCCTGGGCCTGGAGAATCCCCAACGACCAGGACCGCGAGCTGATCGCTGCGCGGCTTAAGCTGTCGCAACCAAGAATCTAAGCGTTCGGGATATGACTTGCCAACCTTCGCCTGTATGACGGCAAAGTCTGTTTCCACATCTGTCTTGCCGCCAAACATGCCCACGCGCTTTCCATTTAGCTTCGCTGCCAGCTCCCGCTCAAAAGAGTTGCCGCGATTGCGCGCATTCTTGCCGCGTCGGCTCTTCGCCGGATCAACGCTCACTTGGCGCCTCCCTTAAATACGCAATTTCGATGCTTCCAGACAAATGCGGATTGAGCCTTCGTGCCGTTGAACACCATTGCTTTTACCCGATATGCGTCGGTAAACTTCACAATTGCTACATTGCATTCTTCGCAAATAACAGAGTTGAAATTTGTTTCCTTGCGCGGTCCTCCGCGCTGCGTCTTAATTGCTGCCATTATCAATCCTCCAAGCTTGCACCGTTCTAAATCCAACCTGCTTAAACTTACTAACGGCAACAAATGCGCCGCTGTCAATTGCCGACTTGGCAAGCTCTTCGTTTTCGCTGTAGTCTTTCATGTAGAACACCCCATCTTCTAGCGCTTCATTTGTATTCAGCGAGAGCATCGCAAAATCCTCTCCTGTATCTGCGTCAACCGCTCGAATACCTGCATTGCCAGAAGGATAGCGTGTAAGTAGCAAATGAACACGCGCGCCGTCCACAAGGATTGTTGTAATTAGTCCATTCATGACTTCACCGCTAGAACAATGCCTGAAGCTAGAAGCGCCACGCCCGAAAGAGCCGTGAAAAAAAGCGCAGAAAATGGCGCTCCAAGGCTCATGCTGCGAAAGACAGCCAGAATCAAAATCATTGAGCAGAGCAGATCAATCATTGCAAGAATCATGCTTTAACTCTCAGCTTGAATAGATTAAGCCACTCGCGCATTGAAGCATTATCTTTCAGAGTAATGTCCGCTTGAACGCTCTCGACTGCCGTTTCCGTTATGTCATCTTCACCGACAAGCCGACCAGCTCGCGCTTCTCGAAGATCGTCTTCCGCGTGAATCTTCACAATAATAAATCCGCGAAGCTTCAGCATCTCCGCTTCAAGAGGCGTTCGAACATCATCAATCACAATGCCGCGGCCAATCTCTTCCGCTGCATCAATTCGATTGAACAGAATTCGCAGCCAGAACAACTCATCAATTGAGCGAAGAGAGCTGCCGATTGATTGATATAGCTCGCGCATCGTGAATGTTTCGCCATGCATGACGGCGCATTCATCCAGCTTTTCGGTGTCGGGGTATGCAAGCTGCCCAAGATACTTAATTGGATCCGCGACGCTGAATCGCAACCAACCGCTGTCTTCAAGCTGCTTGGCAAAGTGTGTCTTTCCCGATCCCTGCTTCCCGCAAATTGCAAGATTTCTACTCATGAATCCTCCTCTTCGCGTAATCGTCCGCGAGCATTAGCAGCGCGTCCACGATGCCGACTTTCTGAACAATAGCATTAACGCCGGCATGTCGCAGATTAGATCCATGGACAAATGCGGATTCCATTAAATCTGCGCCAGCTGAGCCGAAAATATCAAGCCCCGTTGCGCGAAGAAGCTGATGCGTATTCATTGCAAAATATCTCGCGCCTAGCTCATCGAGCGGCAGCGCATAGGTTTCGCCGTAGCCGAAGTCTTTTAGCGGCCACTTCATAGCATCGCTCAATGTGATTCGCGAGCCTACCAATGCCCGATCTCCGAACATGCGCGCGATCACAGGCACAAAGGCAACGATGCTCTTTGAAGCTGCAAGTTGAACGGCTTTTCTGTCAAGAATGAAATATCTTCGCGATGCATCGAGCAGAAGCGCCTTCGCATCGAATCCAATGCCATTCGCGTAGAAGTCTGGACGCTTCACAGGTCCGCTTGCGTCGAAGAATTCGTGTTGAATAGAAGCGCCATGCTCGCTCGCAGCTGCAATCGCTGCAAATTCACCAACGCATCCTGTTAGATCATTGATTCTGTTGCGATGCGCGCCTCTGTCCTGGGCTGGTGTTCGAAACTCATTTGCTTTCGCAACGCGCGCTCCAGCAACAATCGCAAGAGAAACCCATAGCGAGGCAGAGAGCTTAACGCTTTTCATTTGCAACGCCAGCGATTCGAATGATGTCGCTAACGCTCACAGGCTCAGCGCTTTTTCTATTAGTATTAATAAACACTTTCTTTTCTTTATCTAATCTATTCTTATCTAAGGCGTTCTCGGAGCGTTCTGATTGCGTTCCTGAAGCGTTCTTCCAGCGTTCTTTTCTCGCGCCAGCTGTTGGATCAATCTGATGCTTTTCCCAATTTGCAACGCGCACCGATCCGCTCGAATCAATCACCATTAGTCCAAGAGATAGAAGCTGCTTGAGGTGCTTCGCATCTGCAATGCCGCTCACGCATGCACGATATTGCTTTTCATTCTCAAAACTGCCCTTCGGCGTTTGGTGCCATGCTTCAGAGAGCGTAGCGATCCAAAGACGAAAAGCGCCGTCGTTTAGCTCAACCATCTTCGCATCGCGCAGCCCGCGTGTGTCCCATTTAATCCACGGCATATGCGTCCTCCAACTCGGTTGGAACCGTGATCTTTTTTCGCGCGGATTGCGCAAACGCAACATCCGCATTAATCGGATCTTTCGTCCACGCATTTTCAGCTAGCGGCGCTTTTGAAACAGGACGCAGCGAGCAGATTGAATCTGGACACTTCGCCTTGGCGTTCGATACTGGAATGCCGATGCATACGCCACACATATCGTCCACAGCGTTCTGCAACATTGCCAGCGCGCGATGCGTCTTCACCAGATCGCTTGACTCTGCCTTCTGCGCTTCAGTCTGCGGAGCTTCGCTAATATCTGGCACGCTCATCTCCGCAACAAATCCTCGCAGCCAGACAAGATCGGCAGGGCGAATGCGCGCCCAGCCATTGCGGCGATCAATGATCCAATTCTTATATTTGCCTCTGTTCTCCAGCTCTTGACGCAATCCCCAAACCTTATTCGCAGGGATCGATTCATGAAGTCTGCAAAACTCTTCATGCTCTTCGGTTCCTAAAATACTCTCGCGCATCGCTCTGCGCTGGTTCATCGTCATTGACATATTGTCCTCACTCTCTGCCGATTAGAACGGCAATTCTTCGAAATTCTCTTGTGGCACCATCTTCGGCTCTGGCGGCTTCTGCGCTGCGAGCCACTTCTGATTCGGCTTCTCTCGACAATAGCTGCCGTCGCTATTCTTTCCTGTGCATGTAAAGAATGCGTTATAGGGCTTTCCTGCCTTTGACACGCCAGCTGGCTTCAGCGTCCAGGGCATGCCATGCTGCCCGCAAGCGCCGCCATCTGATCCCTGCAAACCTTCAAGCGCGCTCTTCACCGCATTCGGATTCATGAAGTCTACGGCGATGCTCTCAATGCGTTCACCAATCGACGGTGCTTCACGATTTACCGCAACCTGGCGCATTGGTTCTGGCTTTGCTGCTACCGACGCAGCTTCTGCGCCGTGTTGATACAGAGAGCGTCCCACACCGAATAGCGAGGCAGCGCGCCGAAGCGCATCGCTCGCAGCTTCTTTCAAGTCTTCGCCGCTCCCGCCCGTCATGTATCCCCAATCTTGGCGAACGATCGTCTTCCCGCTTGGAAGATTAATGCTCAATGTGCCAAGCACCACGCCGTCCTGCTGACGCTCCACGCGCCACTCCCAGCCGCTAATGCCAAGAGCTGCGTCCAAACGCTCTGCAACGGTGCGCGCATCAACCCAACTTAGCTTCATGCCCCCGCGCCCTTCGCGCGTTCGAATCTGCGATGCATCAAAAGGCTCTTCTAGAAGCTTCAGGATTGCATACTCTTCGACATTCGTTGAAGACTTCTTTTCAATCTCACTCATGCGTCCTCTCCTTCACTACAAAACGGCGAGAGCCTGCTGACACTCGCTCATGATTATTGACCGCGATATCCAGCTCACTCGCTGAAAGCGTTGACCGTGCGATCCCTTCCCAATCAACGCTGCGGCGCTCTTTCGTTGTGCGCCATGTTGCAACCTGTTTTGTGCCGATTAGCTGCGTCGCGTCTTTCATTATCTCCTTCAGCTCTGCTTCAAGCTGCGCGACTCTATCTTCCGAGAATCGAACATGTGCCTTTGCCGCAGAATAAGACTCTAGCAGCAAATTTTCTTCGTGTGTTTCAGCGATCAGAGAATCCCCGCTGTCTTTCGGGAAGACACGATCCAAGACTTCTGAATCTAGCGGCGCAACAGCTGGACGATTGCCTGTCTGCACATCGTCCCAGAATGCTTCGACTTCAGCTTCTATGCGCTCGTGCTTCTCATCGTCCCATTCGATGGTTTCAATGCGCATCACAAGCCCGCCCAGAAGCGCTGCAACATCTGCGACGCGATACCCGCTCACGATCATTTGCCAACGGACCTGCGCTTCGACTTCGGGCGGAATCGGATATAGCGACCATCGCGGAGAGCTTGAAGTCTTAATCTCAACGATTCGCTTTTCTCCAACGACGGTGCGGTCCAGCGACGCATACTTCCAAGGCTCGCTCTTCTTGCGAATGATGCCGTGCCAGCTGCGCAGCTTCGTGCCAGGACGATCATGCTCGTACATCTTCGCGACTGCATCTTCTAGTAGAACGCCGCGCATCGCTGCGGGTCCGACGCTCTGCTCTTCTAGCTCGCCGCGCTTCTCCATATAAAGTTGAAGACGCGACTTGTACGGCGAAACTCCCAGAATCGCTGCGACATCGCTGCCGCCGATCCCCTGCTTTCGCAGCTCAAGCCATTTAGCGCTGCGCTGCGGCGCTGCTATGAATTCAAATGCTTTCACTTGCCCTCCTTATCCCAATTCCAATCCACTCTGCGACATTCGAAACAACTCCATTGCCGCATGCCTTATATCTATGCGAATTAATTCTCCTCCTCTCGTTTGTTTGTTCAACGATCAGCGGAGCTGCATCATACAGAACCGCTGGCGGACCTGCAGAAATTGTAAGCGTATCTGCGACCGCATTAAATTTCGTTGGCTGTCTGCTATATGCGCTCGGGAAAGTGATTAATCTGGAAGCGTCCAGCCCGACGGCCAGCCCATCAGCGACTCGCATTCCTCCGGCGTAAGCTTGCGAAGCGTCATGCTCTTTAGCGATCCGTTCTCGCTTAACATAATCAACGCGGACTCCAGACGCGGCGGCAGTTTGACTTTGTGCCGCTTCGCTCTTCGAAGAATCCCCCCCCCCAGCCTTCGCGGTTAAATAATACTGAAGCGGCACGCCGCCAGTCGTTAAGTGCTGCAACAATGAAGATTCTTTTTCTGCGCTGTGCGACTCCGTAATCTTTGGCGTCCAGCGCTCTCCACGCCACGCCATACCCCAGCTCCTCAATTTCTCTGATGAGTCTTTCAAAATCTAGTCCTCCATTTGACTTCAGAAGTCCTGGCACATTCTCCAGGACAAGCCATTGTGGCAATCTTTTCTCAACAAGATTAAGAAAAGAGAATGCCAATGATGATCGAGCGCCTTCAAAGCCGAGGCGCTTGCCAGCTGCCGATAAGTCTTGACACGGAAACCCTCCGCTCCAGATGTCAGCTTGCGGAATTGAGTCAGCATTAAGCTTTGTTATATCTCCAAGATTCTGCGCATTAGGGAAATTCTTTTGCAATACTCGTGAAGCGAATTGATCAATTTCCGACACGCTCACGGTTGCAATTCCTGCGCGTTCAAATCCAAGATCCAATCCGCCAACGCCGCTAAAGAATGATGCGTGAAGAATTATCGTCCTCCTTAAATCTTTGTTGATGCTAGCGAATTGCGATGCACGACGGAAGCTGTCTTTGATTTAGTCGCATTGCGAATCAGTCGAACGGGATAATTATTCTGCGCTGAATAGCGTGCTGTTTCATACTCATTGAAAGCTGCATCATAATTCGTAAACTTCTGCGCAATACTTCCTGTCGGGAAACTAATCTCGAGAGTGTATGTCTTCATCTTGTCCTCCAGCTCTGAAGCTCAAGCGAGCTTCTTACTAGAAGTCTAGAAGACTGGTCCGAGCGCGTCAAGACCCCACCCACGAAGGGAATTGTTAAGATTTCTTAACAATTGAGCGTGGATGGGGTCGAGCGCTTGAGGGCTTGAGCGAGCGCCTAGCGAAGTCTTAAGAGATACTCGCTCGCAACTTCGCCCGTTGCAGCTTCGAAAAACAAGAGCCATTGTCCAGGCTCGCCGCTCGCGCCAACGACTTCATTTGCGAATCGATTGTCCGACTCTAGCGATGGGCTGCACCAGCTGGTGATTTTGCCGTCAGACAAGACTAAACGCGCCGGCTGGTGCCAATGGCCGAACATGAGATAGCGAAATGGAAACATTGAAACAGCCCACGCTTGAGCCTTCTTCGCTACGCCGTACCAGGGCATGCCAAGCCCGCCTCTGAATTGGTCGCCATGCACTAACATGATGCGCTTATCCGCGATTGTGTCGGTATCGTACCAATGACGCGCGCCCTTGGTGAAGCTCTCCGCCCAATCAATGCGCTTGTTATCCCCAACAAGCTGCGCTGCTACGCGATATAGCATCGCATCGGCGTTAGACTCTGGCGAGTGATCCCCATAGCGTCCAAGCCTTCCGTGATTGCCGATAGCGCCTCGAACGGTGACGCGCGGGAAAGTCGCAGACATGCGACGCACGAAATTCGCGAGCAGCTCTGCGCCCTTGAAAATTTGTAGATATAGCCCGCCAGCCTCAACTTCGTAGGCCTGTCCAGGGAAGATATTGCCGTCTGATTCGACTAGATCGCCGGTCAGATAGATTCTTAAATCATCGACAGGATGATCCTTGCGCTGAATCGCGACGATGTTTTCAACCTTCTTCGCGAGAAGCTCCAAGCGCTGCTCTGCGACTTCGATCGAATAGCTTTCGCTGCGCTTGCCCAACTGCCAATCGGAAAGCTGAACGACCGCAATCTCCGCGCCACTCTTGCGCTTGTCGGGCTTCGGTGCTGCGACAGGCTTAATCGTGATGCTTGAGGCAGCATCGCGCGCTGCCTTGTATACGGCATCGACTAGCGCCTCTGTTTCGTCTTCACGCTTCGCGAGCCTGCGCAGCGCTTTCGCATGCGTAGACTTCAGCTGCTCAAGCTCTTCAATGATCTTGAATTCATCAGACATTAAAACACCCGCATTCCTTCCTTCGATGGCGCGCAATACTCGTTGGCGCAATCGTGATTCCTCGACTCTGCATCCATCGCCAAATTGCTTTGGTTTGCAGCGTGGGGTGGGCTAGCGCTTCCTCTAGGCTCGCGCTATCTTTTGCTTCAATCTTTTTCGCGATTGACGCATGCCAGCATTCTGGCCCTTTGCGCGCTTCTAGCTCGTGGAATTCTTCAAGACTCATGGCGCCTCTTTATGCTGCCCGTCTTGCGCTCGCTCATGCGCGCGCTATCGTGCGCGCATACTTTAGCGGTTACCTGATCGGCAACCTTGAGAAAGTTTGTGGACTAGCGCTGAAGCTTTGCGCGATAGACCGCAGCTTCAATCGCATTGAGAATTGCTGTTTCGTCCAGCTGAATGCCTCGCTTCGCGCATTCTGATCGAACCAGCGCAAGCGCAGCTGCCTTCTTCTCTTCGCCTGCTTTTGTCGATAGCGTCTGATTTACGCTCGCAACGGTTGCGGCGGCGATCTTCTCCAGCATCGCATATTGTTCCGCAGACATTCGCATCTTGAGCGCAGAAATAATCTGCTTGCCGAGATAGCCCAGCGCGCCAATTGCGACAGGTACAAGCGCAATAATTACCGTGTTAATAAGATCGTTGATTAAGGGATCCATACTTCTCCTTAATTATTAATTAACACCATTGCGGGCGGTGTTGAAAACCCAGCATTGCCCTTGCTATCGCGCAACACGCGCACTTCGGCTGGCGTGGCGCGTCGGGCTTCGTTGCCCTCCTTCATGGTCGGGCATGCGTATAGCCAGCTCGTGCCGTCATGCGCGAGAACCACCCAATGTCCGTATGTTGCAAGCGGCTGCTTCTTCCAATAGTCGCGCTGCCACTTTGAGCGCAGATGTTCAGGCACAACCTTCTGGCTCGCTTGAATGTTAAGAATCAGAATCTTTCCGCTCTTAACGCCATTGCTCGCTTCGCTCCAGTCATACACAATGCGCGCCTTCAGCCCCAGAATCTTCGCTGCATCGCGAAGCTGCTTTGCGCTCGTGCCTTCAGCGCCGGTAGGCGTGTCCACTCGTCCTGCGTCTGCGCATGCCTTATGCGCTCGCTTCGTTGAAGTATTGATGCCCAGCTCTGTTGCAGCGGTCGCTAGCGAAGCTGGTCCGCAATCGTCCATCGCTTTAACGCCAAGACGCTCTGCAAGCCCAAGCTGTGATCGAACAATCATTTTCCTTGTCCCGATAGCCATGCTGTAAAACCTCCAAGTCCGCTAATGCCTAGAAGCGCAATCACAAATTTAGCCAGTCGGTATGCGCCTCTTGTTTCCGCCAGCTCCAATTTAATTTGGTTTAAATCGCGCTCAATTCTCTCCAAGCGCTTAAGAATTTCCGTGCTTTGGTTTGCTGTCATTTTTCTAATTCCTTCAAGCGCTCTTCAAGATTATTAACACGATGCCAGAGCGCCGCAATCAACGCCACAGGGTCAAT